TTGCGACTTACTAAACAGAAACTAGAGGAACAACTTCTAAATAAAACTAAAGATAGCACTAGAATTGAAACTAGAATTGGAACCGGAACTAGACAAAAAACTAAAAATAGAATCGCAAATAACAAAAGTAATGCACGAACAAAAAAGCACGTTAACAAATCAAGATAATTGATAATATCTTTTCAGATTAATTACGTCGAGTAAGAATATCATATGTTAAACATACTGTGCCATAAATTATTCCACAAATTCCATTTGCTACCATAACAGCACCTACTATTTCAATATGATTAAGTATCTCTGACATTTTATAATTGGTATATATTTAATATTTTAAGCACATTAATTAAAATTATAATAATTGTCCTAAATGTAAAACTGTAAATAATTCTATTTTTCGTGTTAGCTAGTGTTAGGTAATATAAGAAATCTTTAGAAAGAAACCTCTAGATGTAATAAAATAATTTTTATAGATTTTGATTCATTTGTAAAATAAAAATAGAAAATTTAATCTACGGATAGTATAGAATAGCTATTTAGTGAAACACATAATACATTTTTAAATAAATATGGCCAGCTGTCGAAATTCTCTAGATGTGTGTAGTTATAAATATCAATTAGCCCAAGAGATTGGACCAGGTGTATATCAACTTACTCGCCCGGATAACCAAGTTATTCCCGTATTACCTCGAGACCCCCGCTTCATTGCGCAAACTAGTGGCGTTAGTATTTCCAAGAATACATCCCTAATTGATATCGATAGTGAATTAATTGGTATTAGTCGCAATCTAACCCGTTGCCCTGATCGCAAGTATATGCCAGATGGTAATGCTAGTTTCCAATGCGGGGCACAAACTGGCAAGGTTCGAAATGGGTGCCAACCTTTCGATAAGGTTTGTGTGGATAATACCGAAGTTCTAAAGTTTGCGGATAATGGATTATATAGCGAAGATACAAGATTAAGTAATCCAGCGTGTACTTTGAGAGGGACGGGAATTAACAGGTTCGACTGGCTCCCTGCTGACCCTCAGGAAAGAATATTACACGAATTTGACTATGAAATTAACACTAAACTTCTATCTAAGGATAACCATCGCCCTTGTCTTCCAAACCCTCTAGACCAGTATAATGTCTACCCCCGTCCTAGCAACACTCCTATCTGCGAGACTTTGGTATCGATTCAGCAGGTGCCAACCCAGCCTCCAAGTGTCTCCTGGCAACGGGAAAGTATTATTTCTCAGTATTAGAAAAATAAATAAAACAAAAATTAATTATTAAATTGCAACTATATCAGTTATATCTTCTTCTTTTATGGATTGATATATTTCATAATCATCATTATAATATAATTGAATATTTTTAACAACAAATTTATCATATTCTTTACCTAATTCATCTTTTATAGTTTTAATTAATAAATCTAATTTATCACTATTACTAATTTTTAGTATTTTACCATTATTTTTTACTATATCTGGATTAAAACGAATAATAATAATACTACGACCGCCAATACCATTTACAATTTCATTAATTCTGGAACATTCACAACTATTTTCATAGTTATTATGTTGATATTCATCAATTTCAACTATTATACAATGAGTATTTAATTCAAAAAATATATCAGGACGTTTTTTACTACATCCTTGTAGCATTTTACTGCTATTATATTCAAATTTGGTATTTATTACTTTTCGAAGATATCTGACAATTGCCCATTCTTTTTTATTTTGAATTTTTTTACAATCTTTGCAAACATAATCTGTGTTTTCCTTGATATCGCAATATTTACAAAGACGTTTTACTTTTATTAGACAATTTTCAGGAATATGTTTATTACAATATTTTCTATTATCAATTATTTCTATATATTCGTTATTGCAATCTAGTATTGAACATTTATTTTCCAATACTAAATTAATCATATTTATTTGCTTATGTATGTCACAAAATTGTGGTCTTTTATTTACTAATCCAAAAATAGATAATTCTCTACATTTTTTATATTGACAAGTTTTATTTTTAACATTAATCATATTTTCCATTTTGTGTTCAATGCAATATAATCCTGTTTTTTCTGTTGGTATATTAAAACAAGAATTTTTATTACAATTAGCTTCTATACATTTTTTAGATTTAACATCAATCATATTTTCTTTCTTATGTTTTACACAGAATAATCCTTTCATTTCAGTAGGTATATTAAATGTTGCATGTTTAATACAATTTAATTCAATACATCGTTTAGATATAATATTTATCATATTTTCTTTTTTATGCTCAGCACAATATATAGCTTTGGTTTCAGTAGGTAAATTACATGATGGATTTTTGATACAATTAGATTCTATGCATTTTCTATGTATGACGTCAATCATATTTTCTTTTTTATGTTTTGCACAATATAATCCTCTTATTTCTGTAGATATATTAAAATTTGGTCGCTTATTGCAATTTATTTCCATACATTGTTTATTTTTAACATCTACCATATTAACTTTTTTATGTTCATTGCAATATAATCCTATATTTATAGTAGGTAAATTAAATTTTGGTTGTTTATAACAATTAGGTTCAATACATCTCTTAGATTTAACATTAATCATTTTTTCTTTCTTATGTTCTACACAGTATAATCCTTTCATTTCATTAGGTATATTAAATATTGGTTGTTTGTAACAATTTGTTTCAATACATCGTTTTGATATAATATTTATCATATTTTCTTTTTTGTGCTTAACACAATATAATGCTTTAATTTCTGTAGGCATATTAAAAGCAGGTCTTTTATTACAATTAAGTTCAATACATCTTTTAGATTTTATATCAATCATATTTTCTTTTTTGTGATTAACACAATATAATCTTTTTGTTTCTGTTGGTACATTAAAAAAAGCATTTTTAATACAATTAGGTTCAATACATTTTTTAGATATAATATCAATCATATTTTCCTTTTTATGTTTAGCGCAAAATAATGCTTTAGTTTCAGTAGGTATATTAAAACTAGGTCGTTTATTACAATTAATTTCTTTGCATTTACGTGTCATTTTAAAATATACTATATCTACTTTTTATTTTATTTTTAAATATTGTTTTTCTTTTTAATTTTTTTTAAATATTAAATATAAAAAGATTAATATAATACCATATTCTAAATATTATATTAAATAAAAAATAATTAGAATTATTCTAAATGATACCATATTTGATAAAATCCGCTAGAATAAAAAAAATTGATTTCATATACTTATTCTTATCCTAAGTAAATAAATCAATACATACCAATCCAAAAATGGAAGACAAAGACCAGGAATCTAGCAATTCTAAACCTAATAATAGTCATAAAGAACAAATATCATTCAACAAACCCATTGAATCCATTCTATTAGCCAAAACTTTCAAAGAATTGGAAGCAGAAGCGCTCACTAATCCCAAAGTTCAGGAATACCTAGCAACTTTTCACGAATCGGTGAGAAATGCTCTTCGAGAAACTGATACACCAACTGGTGCGATACCATTTCGTGGTGCTATAACACTTAAAAATTTACCAGAATTATTTTCGTTGATGCCTGATCTATATGATTATTTAAAATATTGTTATAGTGCAATTGAATCTAGCGGCGATGTTATCATCAATAAGATTTTAGATGCAGCATTTGATGGTGATTATAAAGTAATCACTAATATTGGCGACGATAGATGCCGCGAATTCTTAGATAATTATATTGCATACAGTTATTACAATAATTATTTACAGGGTTATATGCCCGTAGAATTTAGTATTGATGAATGGTATCCGCCACAACAGGAATTCGTTCCAATGCCACGCAAGCCATATTGGTGGAAAGATATGAAAATACTTACGTGGAATGAATTTAAAGTGCACTACCCCGAGAAGATGAAAGAATATAATGAAACTTGGTAGGCATCTAACTAACGCACTATGAACATTTTTTATTTGTTTTATTTGTTTTATTTGTTTTATTTGTTTTATTTGTTTTATTTTTTATTTTTATTTAACTAGAAACATCTAAAGCACAAATACAACAAAACAACAACAAAATACAAAATAAAACAAATAAAACAAAACAAAATACAAAGCAAAAACAAAATACAAAGCAAAAACAAAATACAAAGCAAAAATAAAATACAAAGCAAAAATAAAACAACAACATCTAAAAACTAAGAGCTGCTAGAGTAAGACTCATTTAGAAAGCTTATAAATCCAGACTGAATAATTAGTTCGTATTTCAACTTGTTCTAGCAAGTTATAAGATTTTGACAAAACTGATAAATCTTTAGCCCAGCTTTCCTGATTACAACTAATTACATATATTTCACTAGCATTGACCTTGCATATCTCCTTAGAGAGATTTTCACCCATACCTTGATATCCAGTATTAATAATATAACAACAGTCTAAAATTGCCGAATCATTAATAAATCCATTCCTAGATATTTTCCTAGATATTTTCCAAGTCTTATAATCTATTAGTTCCACATTAGGATTCTTATAATTATGTAGGATATCATTATAAATACTAGGGAAATCAGTATAGAAATATTGTGATTTACTATGTCCGGATAAGATTTTACCTAACATAGTACATTCACCGCCAAAGAATATCATTGTTTCCCATCCTCTAGAGACTGATTTTTGCAACCATTGAATTATGTATTCTCTTATAGAATCATCTGGTTGACGGAATGACTGCGGATTATATTCCAAACTAAGTATATCTCTATATAAACCATTTCGATATATACAACCATTTATTTCTAGATAGCAACAATTCTTAGTCTCTAGAAAAGAGCTCAGTAAGATTTTTATTAATAATTCATTTTTGGTTTTTACACGTATCATATAGTTCAAATGGTTCGTACGGATTTCAAATGTAGTCTTTCCGTCATCGATAAGTTCAGCAGGAATAATTAATTGCAACATAGCTATTAGAATTGCTAGTTGATTATTAATTATTTGATGATTGATTTCAAGCCCTGACATAGTCGGGGCGTAATGGTCGGGTGCATATTGTGCGCCCTTGTCATCAAATTTATTAAATGATAATAAGTTTCTAGATGGTTCTAGAGTAATTACTTTATCAGATACTAATTGATGCGACATTTTGCAAATTAACTAATGATGTATGGAAAATCTTAAAATAAAAATTAAATCAATTTTATGCAATTACTTATATAATCATCTAATCATTTACTCTAGATAGATTAGCCAGACCATTTTTCCCACGCTGGGCTAGTTGATATTTCAATATACTGATTTGCAAAGCAGGCGGCTATTGCTACTTCTTCTGGTATTCTAGACACCTTATCATAAAATTCGGGTTTAATAACCCAATGATGTGGTGCATCTAGATATGCAAATCTATAGCCATAGCCACCTTGGTAGCAATATTTATTTACTTCATCTAGCCATTCTTGAAATATAACTATCGCCGGTTTTTTGTATGTAATTTGAATATATAAATCTAAATAGTCCCGGATGATTGTGCGAATATTACTACGTTCCAAATCCTCTAGCCATCGTGTTGATAATAACATTAAAACATAATTATCTAAATCCTGCCAAATAGATTGCAATGTCGGTTTGGATAAATACCAGGCTTGGAATTGCTGTATTCCTTTCTCAGAAAGAAAGTATTGCAAAGTTTGCATTTATTTTTTATTTTTTAAATTCTGCTATATAAATTTTGCATATTTCAATTTTATGCCAATTTTATTTTAATTTTATATTAAAAAATTGATAGAAAAATTATCAGAGATTTGAAAAGTATTCAAAAAGTATTATATTTAATAAAGTGATTTTATGATGCAAGATATATGTTATATTTCGCTTGGTAGTGATTGTAGTGTTAGTTATCAATTGCGGCGGTTGGGATTGCAAATTTATGGCACAATGCCTTTTGATTGGATGCGGATAGATAAAATACAAGATGTTATATCCATTCTAGAAGCGGAATTTAGTGAATTTGCTAAGTTTGAATCTTATAGTATCAAAGAGCAATCTCTAGCATTTGATTATTTTGATTTTGATTCAAAAGCAAACGTAAAAGCAAACGTAAAAGCAAACGTAAAAGCAAATGTAAAAGCAAATGTAAATGAAAAATCACAATATAGAATGGTACATACTAAGCATAAATTCATATTACCACATGAATATCAAGGCTCATTGATAGATTCTAAAGAATTTCAGGATAAGTATTCTAGAAGGATAACGAGGTTTCTAGAAATTGGAAGAAATTCCGCTTTGCGAAAGGTTTTCATAAGACTAGGAACAGTCAAAGAATTAGAACTTATTGGTAATTTGCATACGGCTCTAAATAAACTAGACATAATAAATTATGAAATCAAATATATAATACTGGAAGAATGGATGGAATCAATACCAAAAGATGAACCTTTTCGATGGCAAAGAGATTATATACCTTGGGAAAAACTTCTTATTCTACAATAGAATTACAAGACAGACAAAATACACATTCTACTCAGTTAAAACACGAATATCTAATTCCATAATTTGTTCTTCTAGAGGTGTTAGCATTAAGAAATAAATAATATGACTATCATTTTCTTTTATTCTCTCTAGAATTCTATTCCGGGTATCATCTCCTAGAATTCGTATTGGTAAATATGCTACATCAATTTTTCCGGTTTCATCAAAACCTAAAAGATTAATTCCCAACACACCTATACGATCTTCATCACTAGCATCTTTGGAATGTTGAAGAAATATACTTATTAAATCTTTCTTGTGCTGGTTTATAAATGTAATAGTAATATTGCGATACTTTTGCAAATCTTGTTCGGTTGGTGGCTGTGATGAGGACATTTTAAATTACTGAATTACTAAATTACTGAATTACTAAATAACTGAAATACAAAAAAAATAAAAAATAAACATATATTATCTGAATATATACCATCTTATTTACGTTTGGAATAATTTGATTTGCCAGATGAATTAGATACATTAGAATAAATCTTACCACCCTCAACCGCAATTGCTGGTGTTTTTTTAGGTTTGTATATATTTTTTGTTTTCTTTTCAACAGTGATAAAATCATCATCTTCTAGTATCTTATTTTTATCTGGCATCCCCGTTCCTGTTTCCGTTTCCTTCTTCTTCATACTCTCCCCTCTGGTTGGATTATCATCATTACTATCTCCTGATTCTAAACCATTAAACATATTTTTATTTTTAGTTTTCGGCTCTTCTACAACTTTTTTATTGACATTAACATTGACATTGACATTGACATTGACATTGATATCTCGACTATGATTGACAAATCCTCTACCGTGAGAATGTTTTCTATTTCTAGATGAACCTGTTCTCAACTGTGTATAATCTTCTTTATTATTTTCAAAAAGATTTTTGTTTGTTCGATTACTATTATTTATTTCCTTAACATTAGATGAAGACATTGGAGAGTTAATAATGTGCGACGGTTGTGTAAGTTGTGTAGTAGATATTTCTTGGTTTTGAATAGGATTTGTAGAAACTTGTTGCTTTTTAGCTTCCCAGATATTAATAGGATTTGGCTTAGGTTTAGGCGTTGAATTGGATGTTGAATTGAGTGTTGAATTGGAATTATTACTTAAAGTACTAGATATTTCTAATTTAGTATTTGAAATATTGTCCTTTTGTGATTCAACACTGTCAAAACACTTATTTTTTTCAACCATCACAATAGATGCCGTGGTAGATGCCGTGGTAGATGCCGTGGTAGATGCCGCAGGAAATATTTTAATATTTTTAATCATATCTTGTAAATCAAGCACCTTGAACTTAATCTTATTAGGAATATTAGCACAATTGTACGCCAATGTTAAAATTTCTTTAAATAATCCACGTGATTTATCACTGAATTTACCCCATATTTCATCACTCAAGCTCTCCATAATAGCAAAAACCATATAGAGACGACCATTTAATTCATCCATATTAGAAGGCAACCAATCCAATATATTAAATAATATATCAAATTGCGCTTCCAAATTATTTACAATATTAATATTAATATTAATTTGCCCTATTCTTGCATTACCATTAAGAGATTTATACATATTTGCGACAATAACACCAACATTACGCCATAACGAAGCATCCTTAACATAATGAAAATAACTATATTCCTTCAATGGTTTATTACTTGTAAGAAAAAGTGTAGCTTCTTCAATAAATTTTTTTACATTTTCACTAAGATGATTTGCAATATTATCTTTAAATCCAAAGAGGAAACGAATATAATCTTTAGAAAAAGCCTCATCTATCATACATTTCTTAATTACTACATCAAAAAGAAAAGAACAATAATCCGGTAATTTACGATAATTATCATTTATTAGAGCTTCCGATATTTCATTTGCAATATTCATAAAATTACTAGAAGTTATCTTATTCATACTCATATTTATAAGATTTACATTTTCATCATTATTAATTAAACGTGAAAGCAACTTAGGATTCTTCTTCTCACGCCAATTAATCATTGAATTACGCGCCGAGTTCTTAATTTCTATATCAATTAAACCTACAATATCAGTTAAATACTTTGAAAGAATATCAACAAAAGGATACTTTTCCTTATTAATTACTTCTCCGCAAATATCATATAATTGCTTTTGCTTTTCATAAAACTTATCAACTGACATCTTAGCATTAGGAGTAGCCATTTTAATTGATACTAGAATATAAGAACAAGGGATGGGTAATTATTCCGTAAATTATACTAGGAAAATTATTATACGGTTTTTAACCGATAAATGTTTTCAACCCCTTGCTTCTAAGACTGCTAGATGAATAAATCTTTAAGTTAAATTTGTATAATTGTATAATTGTATAATTGTATAATTGTATAATCGCGTAATTAGTGATATTAAAAAGGATAAAATAAAACAATAAAATATATCATTTAAAAATAGATATTAAAAGGCTAACTGGAACAAATATGCCAGCAATTTTAGATAATGTATTCCAGACAGAATCAACTCTAGCTAGAGAATCATATAATGCTGCTAAAAATGCTACTATGTCAGGAGTTATACCCCAGGTCGGTTTTAATCAAGGTATATTGAATAATAATACTACAGGTCGTCCTCAGGATTCTGCTGCACGTTCCGGGGGAGAACGAGATTTTTTTATGAGCCCTCTCTCCGGTCAGACTGTAAGGAAGGAAGCATTTCACGATAATATGATTCCCTTTATTAAAAGTAAGAATCAACAGAATCTTAATTTTGATTCAAATTCTAATAGGTTAGGACGCTATACTGGCAATGATGAAACTTATCGACCTAAGAAACACGAGGTTAAATCCTTCTATGACGTAACACCAAATAATTCGTGGGTTTATGGCAGTCCATCATTTACAGAAACTGTAGGATTAGATCGCTATGTGGCTAGTCAAAAACGCCAGAATGAAAAACCTTTTCAAGATGTCCGGGTTGGTCCAGGGCTAGCGGCCGGGTATACTGCTGAACCAGTAGGTGGTCTTAATCAAGCTAATGCCCGCGATTACATATTACCCAAATCGGTAGATGAACTTCGCGTATTAACCAATCCTAAACTTACCTATGATGGGCGCGTTATTGCAGGTCTAAAGAGCGGCCAGCGTGGTTTGCAAGCCAAACCTTTTAAACACCGCCCTGAAAAGTATTATAATTCTACTCCAGAACGTGGCACCCTTTCCAGCGCTGTTAAAGCTTCCCAACTCCGCGAAAAATTCTATATGAAACCTACCGAGAAACAACGACAACGTTCTTATTATGGTACTGCAGGACAAGTACAACTCAGCAAACCACGCAAAGAAGGTGCATACCGACGCAGCACCAAAAATAATTATATGAATCCTACGCCCCGCAATGCCTATCGTGAATCGGCGTGGACGGTAAACGAAGATGCTAATGAGGAGGGCGTCGGTGATTATGGATTGGCAAGTATAGAAAATCGCGCAAATGAACGTGATACTACTCAAGACCGTATGCACTTAAACAATCTTACCATTAGCGTTAAGAAACTCATTACCCCAATAACGGATTTTTTCCGTCGCACTCGTAAAGAAAATTTCATAGGTAATATTCGCCCGGAAGGTAATATGCACGCCGCTATGCCCTCTAAACAAACAGTTTATGATCCTAATGATATTGCCCGGGCTACTATCAAGGAACAAACAGAAGATAACGATTATCAAGGTGCTCTTTCTGGTAATAAAAAAGCAACAGTGTATGATCCGGATGATGTTGCCCGTACCACTATCAAAGAACAGAATATCGATAATTCTTATATGGGTCAACTATCTGGCCCTTTAAATAACACAGTATATGATCCTAATGATATTGCCCGTACCACTATAAAAGAGCAAAATATACATAACTCCGCACCTTATATCAATATGAATCCACAGCAACCACGTTCTCTACGTGTATATGACCCTGAAGATATCGCCCGAACAACTATGAAAGAAGTAACTATCGATAATGAACATATTGGTTTTATGGGTAATTATCAATCTCTTAAAGCCGGCGGCTATACATCTACAAGTGTGGATATGAAAAATACCAACCGACAATTCCTAACTGATTGGTATTATCAAGGAATTGCGGATGGTGAAACGGGTCGTGGTCCAGGTCGCGGATACTTGGCCGCTCGTTATGATGCTAAAAATACCAATCGCCAATTTCTCAATGATTGGGAATGGGAAGGTCCCGCTAAATTCTATACCAATACACCAGCTAGCTACGATGCAGCTTATAACGCTCACCTCAACCCTAATAAGGAAGAAATCGCCCTAGGTCGCGAGCCTACACCTCAAAGTGTAAAACTCAATGCCGGTGGGGATTTTGTTAATATTGAACACAAACGGATTGAGGCCGACAATATAAATATTCGCGAGCCGGCTGAGACTTTTATATATGAAGCTCCTCCTCAAAAAAATTCTTGTGGTCTTACAAGGGTAAAGAGTAAATTGCCGGAAGATTCCCAACGCGCTAGGATTAATCCAGAAATCTTGGATGCCTTCCGGCAAAATCCATATACCCAATCTCTAGCTAGCTCGGTTTATTAGAAATCCGTCTCTAGCGGTTCTAGCATATTTATTTTGTGTTTTTTGTTGTTTCTCTTTGCTTTATTGTTTCTCTTTTTCTTTGTTTTTTTCTTTGCTTTGTTTTATATAAATTTTTTAATAATTGTCTTATAAGAAAACAAATAAGCAAAATGCTTAATAAATGCAAAATATTAAATAAATGCAAAATACTAAATAAATTAAAATATATTATTATTCTCTAGAGATTAATTTATTACTACAATGCCTGAAATTATTTATTACACTGGAATTGGTGCTAAAAAATCAGGAAAGCATACGCCCTCTGAATTTGTAAAAATTATGAATAAGAATTTTGGGATAGATTGTGCTACTTTTCTAGCTAGACATAAAATACCATCTTATAAGAAATTTTCTAAAATGGTTTTATCAAGATTAGAATCTATCAAGGTCAATCCCAACAAAAAACCATCTAATAAGAATAGCACAAAGGCAAAACAACTAGCACGAGATTGTGATAGGCAAATGAGGAAAAGTTTGAAACATTCTAAGCATTGTGATCTGGAAGAATATATTAAATATTCTGGAGCTGAAAAAAAGAATTCTTAATTCTAGATATTCTAGATATTCTAGATATTCTAAATAATTATTATCTGCGTTTAATATAGTAAATAGCTTTTTATTCATATTTTAATTTCTAGATTCTAGAATGGTTGTATCTCGTAAGCAAATGACTCCCAAGAAGAATAGCCAGGATGGCGGTTCTCGCAAACGTTTTTCATCTTGCGGTACTGCTACCCGTAAAACCGAACAAGCTGGCGGTGCACGTAAGACAAAATCCCATCGCGAAGAAGGTAAGCGTGAAACTATGCATGAAGTTTGTGTAGCCTGCCATCGTGCAGGTCGTAAAGAAAAGGTTCGCATTGATGATGTTCGCAAAGAAACCTTTAAGGGTAAGGGTAGTACAGTGAGGGCTCGTCTAGTTGGTAAATGTACGAACGGCCATAAATGGTATCGTATTACCAAGGCTTAAATGTAAATTATTTTGTTTATGATTTGTATTTTATTTTTATTTTATTTGATTTTTATGTTATTTGATCTTTTTAATGATTACTTATGCAATTACTTATTCAAAGTTTCTAGCAACTTATTTCTAATATGAAATTAGATAATATCACATTCTTCATAATTACGCGCTAGATGTAATGGAATGGTCTATACCTCCAATAATTACTTCAACAAGAAGAACGAAACCTTCTAGAACTACCAGAACCAAAACTAAATCCAGAACCAAATCCAGAACCAGAACCAAAACCAAATCCAGAACAAAATCAAGAACCAGAACCAATACTATATCACACTCATCACATCAATCACACTCATCACATATACCTAACACTAAATACCTAGATAATTTATTACATTATACTCATCTTTTACAAGGTTCTAGGTTCAATAGCAAGTCTATTAATACAAAGAATCTATTACTCCTTAAGAAAAAAGAATTTGATATATTTTATAGTACTAAATACCGATATCCCCTTCTAGTAGCAGAAACTATTTCATCTAGAACTGGATTAACTGAACCGAATCATCAACCTATAGACCGGCGGCAAATAGAAGATCCGTTTCGACAAGACCTAGAAGTTCCATCTAATCTACAACATACACTAACAGATTACAAAGCATATATGGAATATGGTGGTAGTATGGGACATAATGCCCCTGCTGGCCAGCATAAAACCAATATGGATGTTTATAATGAAACATTCGTAATGACTAATATAACACCGCAAGAAATGGTTTTTAACAGTGGATTATGGGTTCTTATAGAACAATGGTGCAGACATCTAGGGCGTAATCCACATCTAGAGAAGATAATGGTAATGACAGGTAGTATTCCCGCAAAATTAAATAGTAATTTTGGAGGTGTTATAATGAATGTACCTAGCAAAATGTTTAAGATTATATGTATTAAAATGCCAAACCAGCCAAATATATCTTATATGGAAATCTTTCTTTGCCATAATAAACCTTACTATATAAATTATACAATACCAAAATATGATTTATCACAATATCTAGTACCTCATACCCAATATTCGCAATTTCAAAGAGATTCGGGCGTCGATTTAAAAAAGCTGCTAGAATATTATGGATTTCTCTCTAGCAGGATTAAACCATTTCGCTCGCATTTGAATATTTCAATAAATCTTAGTCCAGTAGTACGATTACAAATGAAAAAAAGTAAATGGTTTGGTCGACTTATATATGCTAAAAATCTAGATATTCTAGAGCAGGAATGGATAGAATGTCAAAAATTGGCTGATGAATTTGAAAACTTAGCATTTCACCAAGAATTTTATCAACTTACCAAAAAACGATTACTATTAAACGGTCAATTATCTAGCCAATTGTCTAAAACTATATCAAATAATTATAATTATACATGAGAATCACTTTATAAACAGAATACAAAAAATATCTCAGACTGAGTAGAAAACTAAGTAGAAAACTAAGTAGCAACTAAATGCATAAGATAATTACGATAAGAAAAAAATATATCCAACTATATAATAGATACTCTAGAACCAATAAACCAATAAACTAATAAACTACTAAACTACTAAATCACCAATCTAGAAAATGAAATTTATAAATTTCTGTTTAAGTATTCCTAATCTAGATACCCTAATATTTTATCTTATATTTGTAATCACTATCCCGGCATATCTGTTTTCCAATTCTGACTATGAAACTTTAAAATATTACTTACCAGCACTTATAATGATTTCGGTTACACTTACTGAGGCAGGTAAACCCGAACTATTTCAAAATCTTTATCCCAATCCCTGCGACCAAAACACTAATTTCGCCGGATTTCTTTCTAGCAACATTATCAATGGTATGGCCGTTGTTGGTATATTAACTCAGGCACTAGTAATTACTATGGCAACTAGTAGCATTACTCTAGGTTTGGTATCTGGGCTAATTACATTTGCAATTGCATTTCCTATGGCACAGCAAATTCTACCTTTCTTTATCCGTGAGGTAGATGATCTCACGCTGATTTTATTTCAAAATAGGATTGCCTTCCCTGGCAACTGGCACAAGTATATCACCGGTTTAATATTTACTTTATTCTTGTTGGGAGTTCAATATGTTATGTTAATTGGTTTTACACGATATATTCTTTCTACTGGAATTGAATTAATCTAGACAACACCATATTAGGCATCTTTCGTTTCTTCGAAATGTTTTAATTATATATATTCATTAGTGTAAATAATATTTTACTGATTTTTTACAGTTGTTTAACTGATTTTGTATTTTCAATTTAGTCAATATATTTAACCAATTCTTATGTCTTCTATTTCAAATAATAAAGATACGCTTTTACAACCATATTGGTTAGGTAGAATTGATTGGTCTCATGGTATACCTACTTCACCCGAGAAATATAAAGCTGAAAAGGCTAAATATATTGATTATTGGGGTGATTATAAAGGTGCAGTTTGGGATGATATGTATGAAAATCGTAAAGTATTTTTAACTAGCAATTACAACTCATTTAATAATTATAATAATTATGAAAATATTGGTAATTTACAAAATAAGGATAATCACTTTACCACTATTTCCAAAAATAAAAAAAAAAAGAAACAATCTAAATCTTATTCTAGCCACCCTAGTAAATTTTCTATGAATGATAGAAATTATATCAACAATGTTAATGATATTAATTATATCAATTATATAAATGATATCAATGACGATAATGATGCCAACGACTACAATGATGACGGCAATGATGGCAATGACTACAATGACGGCAATAATGACAATGACGGCAATGACGGCAATGATAACATAGAGTATAATTTTTAATTCTTTACTAAATTTAGAGTTATCTTTGGAAATCGAATAATTTACTAATTTACAAATTTACTAATATGCTAGATAAATATATAAATCCTACAATATTTATTATCTCATTTACTATATGTTTAGTAATAGTGTATTTTATGAATCCCGAACCTGTAGTAATTTATCGCTTTCCTAACCCTGAGAACGCTGGCAAATTAACATATCAAGATAAAAATAAAAATTGCTTCAAATATGATGCTACGGAAGTAAAATGTCCTAGCGACCCCAATCTTATTATAGAGCATCCATTAATTATTCATTAGCTAGTTTGGTTTGCGATGAACCAGTGTGCCAGATGAGAAATCTGCAATCTTATTAAGCTCCGATTGTAGATCAATAGTCTCTGGGCTTAGCCCGCTATTCGCCCCAAGTGCAACTAAAACAGCTGCAATGCTAATACTCTTATAAAATGGCCTTGATAGATCTGGTAAAATATCATTGTTGTTTGGTTGTTGACTAAACCATTTTTCAACAAGACGTAGTGCACGCATATTAGTTAGCTCCGCGGCCTCTTCCGAATTAGCGATATCACCTTGTTCTTGTAATTGACAGAAATCATTCAGAGTTCCAGAAATTATAGATACCTCAAAGGCATTCTTAAGATTTTCCAGAAAATCAGCCCACGACACCATTTTGCTTGATGTTAATAATGTATTATTTCAATTGTTTCTATATAAATCAATTTTTAGGTTAATTATTTTAAATTTTCCATTTTTCTCTATTTTCCATTTTTCTCTAGCAATTATTATTATCACTTTGAAATCTAGACAAGCATTATAATTATAAAATAATCTACTTTTTAATCTAGAATATATAATAGAATATATAATAGAATATATAATAGAATATATAAATGTCGCGCATTATAGATTTTATGCAAACAAAAAAAGGTAAAATTGTGGTATCTATCATTTTAGCATTAGGGTTGGCATCAATATTACGGTTATCATTTAAAAATGCAAATATGATAATTATAAATGGTCCGCCTGTAGAGCAAACCGAAGGTAAAATTTTTAGTTTTGATAATAAGTGCTATTCATATAAGACTGTTATGACTAGCTGTAATGCAATGATCGATAACAAAACTAATTTAGAGTAATTTAGCGTAATCTAGCGTAATCTAACGTAATCTAGTGTAATCTAGTGTAATCTATATGAAAGTTTTAATTTATTAGAATATGAAAGTAATAAATAAGATAAAATCGTTTGTAAATTAGTTTATGAATTCTTTTATAAATTCGTTTTCCGTTCTCTTTATTTTTATAGTTTTTATTTAATACAATCTCTATTATTATTTCTATTCTTACTCTCCATACTTGCTAGATACTATGTCTCAATCTACACCATTAAATATGCTACGACGCGGTAATGATGAACCGCCACAACAACAGATGCCACAACAGCAGATGCCACACCAACAGATGCCAGATAATGGAAATATGATGGCCGAATCCCAGTTAGTGGAAGATATTCTTAAAGAAATGGGTGAAAGTCCAGGGAGCGAACATCAATCTAATATAAATTCTCAAGCTTTTCAATATGCAATGGATAGTTCTCAAGTTCCTCCTACCAAATACTCCCCACCATCTAATATGCAATATCCAGGTGGAGGGATGGAATACACACAGAAAATGATGGCAGAAACTGCACCAAATGGCATACTAGGTTCAATTGGTATTAATCTTAATGGTGCATCACTTAAGGATAAGATTATGAATAATTTAAAATATCCGGTATTAGTCTTAATAATTTGTTTCCTGATTTCTTTGCCAGAATTCAATCGCTTCTTATTTGGATTTTTTCCGCGTCTCCTTCTAGAGTCAGGTCAAGTTTCAATTGGTGGTGTTATTTTAAAGGCATTTGTAGGTATGATTATATATAGTTTCATTGTTATGTTTATTTAATTTTGTAATTATTGTATTTGTAATTATTGTATTTGTAATTTTTTTAATTGTTTAAATTATATCTAATAGATATTAGAATATATTACCTATAGAATATATAACCTATAGAATATATAACCTATAGAATATATAGTGGTTGGTAGTTAATATTACAATGACATTAAAATTTACTTATGAGAACATTCTGTATCTAGCATTAGGGCTAGTTTCTATTTTCATAATTTATAAATTATTTACCAGGGATACACAAGAAGGATTTCAAAGTATTATAAACAAATTTAAAAACGCTAGGGAAAAAAACACTAGCTATAAAAGCACTAGCAATAAAAATAAAAACATAGGCAAAAAAAATAGGGGCGGTAGTAAAGTTAAAGTATCTTTTGATGATTTAGTAGCAGAAGCGGAAGAAATGGATCCTAGCAAATATACAGTTGATAACATTAAGAATAACTTTTTTACTTATTTGGAATCTTTTCAAAAGGCTAAATTTCAAAATGTATCTGGCACCACTGATGAAGCTTTAGAAAAATTTGGATTCTTTAAAGATAAATTTTTTGATATATTCAAATGATTTTTTAATAATTTATTTTTTTTGTTATTTTTTATTTTCTAATTGGATTATAGTAATCTAGAATCATATTCAATACAAATGATATATAATTCTAATAAAAAAATCTTAATTATATTGGTAATTATAATAAATCTAGTAATTCTTTCCATTATAACATATTTACTTTATAGAATTTTTAATACAGACAAAAACATTAAAAACATTAAAAATATTAAAAATATTAAAAATAATGAAAATTTTGATGCACTTGATACCAATAATTATGTTCCGATCAATATTGGCGACCCATTATCAAATAATCTAAGTGATGATATAATAATGAAAGCGCAAAATACTATTTATAATCTAGAACCTAATCTTCAAGTAATAAAATTAATTTCAAATGGTGCTGGAACAACATTAATGGCAGCTTGTAATGATTCATCAAATGGAAATAATTTAGCTATTTGTATATTACCTACCACTAGCAACAAATGGAAATGTCTTGCTTTTGATTCTGGGGTAAACAGGAATCTAACCGCATTTAATAAATTAAACCCTAGCACCACATTACCAGAAATGAATAATAATATATCGTGTAGTAAAGATTCTAGCATATTAATTACCAATAATTCAAAAACATTATTCATTTATAATGAACCTTATAATTTATTAAAAAGACTAAATTGTCTTTATTATTCTTCTATATCGAGATCATCAAATACTATGAATCTAAATTGCCTTGCTTTACCATCATTAAATGTCCCTAGCACTACATCATCAAATGGATTACGCGCGCCTCTTAGTTATGATAAAATGAATTTTATTTGTGCGAATGACCGATTCTTGCTAGGTTTAAGTTGTTCCAATATATTATATTATCTTATGCTAAATACCACCAACACTGCCTCTCCTGATGAAAATTCATCTTGGAAACCTCTAAATGTATCTATTTCTAGCATACCTAATTTTAATCTTAAAAATATTATTTACTTAGGTATGAATGATATTGCAATCTTCTTATATTATAATGATTACACTAATCCTGCGACCTTATTATATTCTCCATTACATATGTCAGATGGAGTTTTAACTATATCCCTAGCAGTATTACCTATAAACAAAAATACACCTAGCACACCTAGCACACCAAGCACCACAGCTTCCAACACAATTACACCTAATTTTTATTCTAATGGGTTTGCAATAAATAATGATGTTATATTTGGTTTGGAAAAGCCTGATAAATCTGGGAATATGAATCTTTGGTGGTGTTTTTTAAATACAAATATACCTATCTGGAAAACTATGAATCTAAGTAATCAAGGTATTGCAAATATACCATTCAATAATCTTACGGCTATATATATATATAATAATAGTCTAATTATTAACTACTATACTGGCAAGCAAAATAATCTTGTTATACCACTTTTATCTAATTCTAGCAATCCTAGCAATCCTAGCAATCCAATAAATTCAGTTTCAACCACAACTTCTAATACAATTACTACATCAGCAAATACTACAACAACAATGGCAAATGTATCTATTGGCACAACTACACCACATATTACATCTATCCTACCGTTGAATGATTCTAATAATGCAGCTATATTAAATACCACACCTGATAATACACTTTATAATACCTTATTATCTAATACTCCAGTGTTAGGTAATACGCCAGTGTTAGGTAATACCTTATTAACTAATACGCCAGTGTTAGATAATACCACACCTGATAAAAAACTAAGAATTTTGAATCCTAAACCGTTGATAAAGAATTATGATGTTAATTGGGGGTCGCCTGCTAGTTTAATGAATGGATTAAGTACAGCTGCACAAAATGGTATTCGAACAGACGTTGGAGTTAATGGTGTTATTGGTAATTTAGGCAACAAAGATAATATAAATGATTTTATGAAAGATGCTAATCTACTAGGTAATAATATATATGTATCACCTATGAATAACGACCAACTTTATAATCCACGAGCCAAACTATCCCAGCTTGGTAAAATCACTAGTTCATTTTTTCCAATGATTAAAATAGCATAGTATACACTAAAAAAAATTAAAAAATAAGAAAATAGGTAATATGGAAATAGGTAATGTGCGGGTGGTTAGTGATATCAAGTTTAACGAACTGGAGTTTCAGCGCTTAGAATGTAGATAGTATTTTCGGTAACGATAATATAGCTAGAATCCGACTTGTATGTATTAATAATAGGGGATGTGTGCTCATCTTCACT